GGATCCGGGAATGCTCCCAGATCACGCCGGTGACAGATTGGCTGCTTAATCGTATGACTGCCATAGGCATGAGTAAGAAGCGGATCAAAGAGATCCTACGGGAAGGTGTAAAAACTGCAGGGATCGATATTGATGAGATCTATGAAACTGCAGCAAGATCTGATTATGTGAGAAATAGTGAGATCTACAAAGCTGTAGGCATGGATGCGATCCCGTATGAGGATAATGACTGGCTAAAACAGGTGGTGCAGGCAGTAAAGGATCAGACAACGGATAGTCTTAGGCCTATGGAAAATATCACAAAGACAACCGGTTTTAATGTGCCAATGGGAAACGGGAAAAAAGTGTTTACTCCTATGTCTGAGTATCTGGAACGCAGCTTAGATGAAGCCATGATGAAGATCACTACTGGCGCTAAGACATACAGCCAGGCAATCGGTGATGTGATCGATGAGATGACATCCAGTGGCGTTCGGGTGGTTGATTATGCATCAGGAAGGTCGGACCGTATTGAGGTGGCGGCCAGGAGAGCTGTTATGACAGGCATTGCGCAGATGACCGATAAGGTGAATGAGCATAATGCAAAGGAGCTGGGAACGGACTACTGGGAAGTTGAATGGCATTTAGGAGCCCGTAACACGGGAACTGGATACATGAACCACCAAAGCTGGCAGGGCAAAGTATATAGCTCTGCTGAAATGCGTACTGTCTGTGGTTTGGGAGAGATGCTGGGATTTGCTGGGATCAACTGCTACCACATCCGTTTTCCTTTTATTCCTGGTATTTCAAAACGTAAATACACAGATGAGTGGCTTGTGGAGCAGAACAGGAAAGAGAATGAAAAGAAGTCCTTTCATGGTAAAGAGTATGATACATATGCGGCGCTGCAGTATCAGCGGAAGCTGGAACGCACGATCCGGAAGCAGAAACAGGATATTAAGCTCCTGGAAAAGGCCAGAGCTGATAAAGATGACCTGACTGCTGCCAGATGCAGGAAGCGATTAACAGAAAAGACCTATGTGGAATTTTCAAAGGCTATGGGCCTGCGGCAGCAGAGGGAGCGGTTGAAAGTTGGTGAGGCTAATCCGACCAAGGAAGAACTGGAAGCTATTGAAAAACGGAAGAGAATTGCTATAATAAAATCAGAGTTAAAGGAATTGGGTCTCCGGGGAAAGATTAATCTTGAACCGAGCAAAGTGGATTTTGAAAAACTCAGCTTTGACAGCGAACACATTAACGATGAACGGCAGCATGAAGTAACTTTTGACGAAGCAAAAGGTTTTATCCGCCGGGCATCATTTTCAGCGGTACTACAGTGAAGATGGAGCTGCATACGTAAGAACATCGGATGCATTTATCCGTACTGCATTTAAGCGGGAAGAGTATTCTGACAACATTTTGAAAGCATTGGAGATAGTGAGACATGGAAGATGATAGATTCGTAAAATGTCCTCTTGTGGATGAAATGATTGAGGATATTGATTGTATCGAAAATGTAGATGCAGTTGATGGGCGTTTAAAAGCAGATAAGCTTCCTGATCGATTTAAGAAAAAAGACGATTGGGAAACAATTTGTAAGAAATGCAAATGGCATAATTATTGATACCATTTGTTAAAACATTATGAAGGATGTTTCAGATGGACTTAATTCAGTACTTAAAAACGGATGATGAAATGAAAAATCTTCGGGCAAAGTGGAAAGAGACTTTTGTCACACCATTTCCGCCATATAATTGGGATGAGTACAATGGAATTGAGGATTATAAAGAAAAAATCAGAAATAAGTTAAAAAATACCACCAGTCAGTAGGCCGGTGGTATTTTTGTGCCCATTTTTAAGAAAGAGAGGATAAGAAGATGAAGAAAGCAATGCTTAGTCAGCCCATGGCTGGAAAAACAGATGAAGAGATTATTGCAACCAGGGAACAGGCGATTAAGATACTGGAAGCTAAAGGTTATGAAATTGTAAACACCCTGTTTACTGATGAATGGTATAGCAATGAAAAGATGAAAGAACGTGGAGTGGTACAGATACCTCTTTGTTTCCTTGCTAAAAGTCTGGAAAATATGTCCCTTTGCCATGCAGCTTATTTCTGCAAGGGTTGGGAAAAGGCTAGAGGGTGTCGGATTGAACACGATGCCGCAATAGCTTATGGGTTAGACGTGATTTATGAAGAATAATTGCGACGTCGCAAATGAAAGAAGGTGATCTTACGGGACTTATATCATGGATCTGGCAGAGGTTTTTCAAGAAAAAAGAATGTTGCCATCACTACCGCAAGCACTGGAGCCGGGCTTCCGGTCCTTATGGCGGTTATGTAAGACGGTGTACCAAATGCAATAAGATCGAGCAGTAAGGCACGCAGGCAAGCCCTGGGTGTTATTTTTATGCCCTGCCATAAGGCATAAAACTGGGCGCTACTCTGCCGGGAGTATAACCGGACGATCCCAATACCCGGAGAGCGGGAATAAAAATCTATGGAGGTAAACGTAATGGAATGGTTAAAAACAATTTTAGAGAAGGCAGTAATCACAGACGGTAAATTGGATGTTGAAGCAACCATGAAGACAATCAATGCTGAATTCCCGAAGCATGCAGTACCAAAGCAGGACTACAATGACAAGGTGAAAGAGCTGAGTACGGCCAATGATACGATCAAGGACCTGAAGAAAAACAATGCAGATAACGCAGATCTGCAGCAGAAGGTCAAAGCTTATGAAACTGAGGTGGCAGGTCTTAAAACTGCTGCAGAGAATACCAGGAAGGAATATGCCTTAAAAGACAAGCTGAAAGAGGCTGGTGCTACAGATGCAGATTACATCATCTACAAGCATGGCGGTCTGGATAAGTTTGTCTTTGACAAAGACGGGGCTCCCGTTGGTCTGGACGATGTATTAAAGCCTATGAGAGAAGCTTCCCCGCATCTTTTTAAGAGTGCTGGAGGAGCAGGCGGATATAATCCGGCCGGTGGTGGTAATCCTCCTGGAAACAATCCATTCGCAAAAGAAACTTATAACCTGACGGAGCAGGGACGCCTGTTCAAGCAGAACCCGGAGCAGGCCAGACAGCTGGCAGCTGCAGCC